GTTTCAGAGTTACCAGCATAAATTATGTTTATGTTACTAATGGAAGCGACACAACTGTTCCACATTTTGCTACTTTAGATATTTTTTCTTATGCAGGTTCAACAAATAAAACTAGTTTGGGCACTCAATCTAGGGATAACAACGGTTCAGGTACTGTTGGACAGTTTGTACATTTATGGCGTTCAACTTCAGCAATTAACAGTATTGCTTTATTTCCCAATTCAGGTAATTTTAAAACAGGCACTACCGCCACCCTCTACGGAATACTGAAAGCCTAAAATGCCAGCCACATATACTTTAATCAGTTCAAATGTTTTAACATCAAGTGCGGCATCTGTTACCTTCTCGGCAATACCTGCTACCTATACGGATTTGGTTATTCGTTGTTCAGGAAGAAGCGACAGTTCCTTTAGTGCTGTGTTAGATTTATATTTATCTTTTAATGGTTCAACTGCCACTTATTCAAGAACACAAATTAGAGGTTATGGTTCAACCGCAGATTCTTCTAATGGTTCTGGAAGTTCCTACTGGACACTTTCAGGAGTTTCAGGAACGCCAGCAACATCAAATACTTTTGGAAGTGTAGAAATATATATACCTTCATATACTGTTAGCCAAAATAAACCAATTGGGGTTAATTCTGTTATTGAAAATAATTCATCAACTGTAAATAGAATCTTAGGAATTGCTGGTTTGGTAAATATAACTGCCGCTGTAAGTTCTGTAAAATTAGAAACAGACGGCAATTTTGTTTCAGGCTCATCATTTTATCTATACGGAATATCCAACGCTTAACAAAGGAGAAAAACAATGTCAGATACACCAACAAAGGTTGTAGTTGATTGCAGTACAGGCATTACAGAAGTTTTGCCATTAACAGAAGCGGAAATTGCAGATATGGAAACTGCAAGATTAGCGGCTGAGGCAGAGCGCGTAGAGCGTGAAGCAAAAAAAGCGGCTGATGCAACAGCCAAATCTGCACTGTTAAACAAATTAGGAATTACGCAAGAAGAAGCACGGTTGTTGCTTTCATAAGCATTTAAATAATGGCAACAATAAGAGAACTCACTAGCCCTAATGGTTGGCCGGCTAGTGAGGATCGTAAAGCATTAGGCATTGAAACTTTTGCAGTGCCAGGTACAAAGATCAAATTTGCATGTGCCAAAGCCGTTGCACCAATCCTGGTAAGTTTTGCCAAAGATTTCCATGAATTAGTTGAGCCAATAGATCAAGGCCAATTAGATGATTGGGGTTATGCTTTTAGGCAGACCAGGGGATCAGACAGAATTTTAAGTAATCACGCATCCGGTACAGCCATTGACCTAAATGCAATTAAACATCCATTAGGCAAGTCAAATACATTTGATAAGGATCAGCGTAATACAATTAACCTACTCATAACTAAATATGGTTTAGCCTGGGGCGGCAATTACAAGAAGCGTAAAGATGATATGCACTTTGAAATTGCGTTAAACCAAAATCAAGTTACAAACAAAATAAAAGAGTTAGGATTAGAATGAAATTTACTACAAAGCAAAAAGAGATTATTAAGTCATATTTAAGAAGCCTTGCGGCGGCTACCGTTACAACCGTATTGGCTTTAGTTGCAGATATTAAACCTGAATTTTCAATTTTGGCCGGTGCTTTAGTTGCGCCTTTGGCCAGGTATTTTGATCCTAAAGACAAGTCATTTGGAATCAATAGTAAATGACTATGAACGATTGGGCGGCTTTTGCAGTATCTACGGTAACCATTTTAGGCGCATTAGTGGCAACCGTTAGATGGCTGGTAAAGCATTATCTAAGTGAGTTAAAACCTGATAATAATGGCCGCCATAACCTAGAAGGCAGGGTTGCGCGTATAGAAGAAAAAATAGACACGCTGTACGAAATTCTAATATCTAAGAAGTAAGTCAGCCCGATCCCCTACCCTATGGCCATGAAGATGTGTGTGGTTGTACCTAGTAGGGGTAGGCCTGAAAATGCCGAACGCTTGGCACAGGCTTTTAAAGATACAAATACTGAGGCTGATCTATACATTGTTATAGATAATGATGATCCAAAATGGAATGAGTACGCAAAAAGTGAAAACTATAAAAAACTGCCTGCCGACAATAAAACAGGTGGTTGTGCTAAATCTCTTAATACCGGTGCAGTTTATTTATTGGATATTACTAAATTTCCTTTATATGATTATTTTGTTTTCATGGGTGATGATCACATTCCTAGAACGCAGGGTTGGGATAAAGCCTTTATTCAGGCGTTAGGCCAAAACACTGGAATAGTTTATGGTGATGATTTATTGCAAGGTGCTAACTTGCCCACAGCATTTGGCATGAGCCGGGATTTAGTAAATGAGTTACGCGGCATGACATTTCCAGGGTGTGTCCATTTATTCTTTGATAACTTTGTAAAGCAGTTAGGCCTAGATTTAGAATATTTAAAATATTTACCTGATGTAATTATTGAGCACTTGCACCCGGTTGCGGGTAAGGCCGAAATGGATGAAGGCTATGCCAGGGTTAATCAACCGAAGTGGTATGAAAATGATTTATTAACTTTACAAAAATATTTGGCAAGTATGGAATATGCAGAGTTAGTAAGAAAATATAGATGAATATACTGATCACTGGATCACATGGCTTTGTTGGCCGTGCCTTTAGGCGTGCATTGCCACACGCTAACTTGACTTTAGTAGATTTAAAAAATGGTGTTGATTGCCGTAAATTTTTTCAATTAGATAAAAAACAATACGATCTTGTAATTCACCTAGCCGCCGTAGTTGGTGGCCGCATGATGATTGAAAATGAACCATTGGCTTTGGCTGTTGATCTAGCCATTGATGCTGAGTTTGCAACATGGGCTATGCGAACTGAACAACCTTATGTAGTTTATTTTTCATCTTCAGCCGCATATCCAACTGAATTACAAACACTGACTAAAAAGCGTAAGTTAAAAGAAAAAGATATTAACTTTAATAAAATGGGTAAGCCGGATATGTCTTATGGTTGGTCAAAACTAACCGGTGAAATGTTAATGAATTACTTGCGTGAAGAAGGTACAAAGGTATTAACACTCAGACCATTTAGCGGTTACGGTACAGATCAAGATTTAGATTATCCATTTCCATCAATTATTGAACGCGCAATAATGAACGCCAACCCATTTAATATTTGGGGTAAGGCAACTACTACTAGGGATTTTATTCATATTGATGACATAGTGGATGCAGTAATAACTATGGTCAAAAATGATTGCAATCAAACGGTTAATCTTTGTACAGGCAGGCCAACAACTTTTTTAGAGTTAGCGCAAATAGCATTAAAAACCCTGGGGTATGAAAAGAAGGCTCAGAATTTTAGAATTCTGACCGATAAGCCGGCAGGTGTAGCCTATCGGGTAGGCGATCCAACCATGATGAGCGATTACTACACACCAAAAATTAGCCTAGAAGAAGGCGTTGAGCGCGCCATTCGCGGGCTAGTATGATCTAAAATTGACCTATGGCCATAAAAAAAACTAATAAGAGAACAAAGCGCAAAAGGCGTGCGCCGCGTAAGGCTGAACAATTAAACAAACTTGAAACTCATTATGTAACTCTTAATGAGATGTACCGCGCCGCCAAAGCCGCCGGGTTCACTAATGAAGTTGCTTATTGGTTAATCACTGAACCTGGTACATCAATCCCGGATTGGATCACAGGAAATAAACCAAATGAGATAGTTCCCCGGATTGATCCAACAGATGATGAGGATGAAGATTAAGCGCGATAAGTCATTTAACGCACGGTATCTTGTGGTCAGTGACCTGCAAGTTCCATTTCACTTTACAGAAGCGGTCACTAACTTGAAGAAATTGGTTAATGCTTTTAAATTTGATTTAGTTTTAAATGTTGGTGATGAAATGGATTTTAATACTATTTCTAGGTTTGCCGAAGGTAAGGCAGAATCATTTATGCAAACGCTGGATGAGGATAGAGCCACATGTCAGGATATTTTATTTGAATTAAAAACAGATGTAGTTAGCAGATCAAATCATTCAGATAGGTTATACAAGGCGGTTCAGCGCATACCAGGCCTAATGGGATTACCTGAGTTGCAGTATGCAAAATTTATGGGTTTTGATGATCTAGGAATTCATTATGCAAAACAGCCTTATGCAATACCCGGCACTAACTTTGTGTTGTGTCATGGGGATGAAGGGGTCATATCCAATATTGCCGGTCAAACCGCGTTGAACCTTAGTAAAAGGTGGGGGCGTTCAGTAATTTCGGGGCATACTCACAGATTGGGCTACACATGTGCCTCAGAAGCCTTTAATGGCCGTTTAGAGCGTGTTTTAGTAGGGGTTGAGTGTGGTCACACCTGTGACCTGAAAAAGATGGCTTATACGAAAGGCTACGCCAATTGGCAGGCAGGTGCGGTCATCATCCATGTTAAGCGTGGCAATGTGAGCGTGGAGATGATCCCATTTAATGTGGATGGCTCATTTACGGCTATGGGTAAGGCCTTTGGGTGATGTAGATCACATAACACGCCGTGCCTAGTCATTGCATTTGTCAGCCCCAGGGTGTTTAATTGCATTTGTAAACGCAATTGACCGGAAGGGGTTAATTAAATGAACTGTCCAGTATGTGAAAAAGAGTTTTATGGTGTTGGTTACAAAACTCATAATGAAAAAACATTATGTGTATCTTGTCTAAAATGGATTATGGATGCACACCATTACCAATTTGTTGGCCGTTATGTAAAAGCGGTGGCAAAATAATGAAACAATCAACAATTCAAGAAATATATGCGGTTAGATTATTTATGTTTGGCAATATATTTGAAGTCAAAACTTTTAACTCATATAACTATGCACTTGATTGGGCTATGGCCAATCTTCAAAATTCTGATTGGGATATAAAAAAGGTGCGTCAATGAAACTTACGCCGAATCAATTTGAAGGTTTAACGCAATGCCAAATGGAATGGGCAACCGAATCAGATTGGCTAAAACAAAAAGACCGATTTGAGGACACAATTTGTTGGTCACATTTATTTATTTATTGGGTAGATAATTATGCCTCAGTTATATTGGCTACTGAATTTTTAAAACAGAATAAATGGGATTACAGCATTTCATTTGACAATGCAGTTGGGCAATATTGTTTTACCACCAACTACCGTGGGTCATGGGTGTATGCGTGAACGCCGTTGCCTATGCTGAAAAAGGTTGGTGGGTTCTACCACTAAAACCACAATCTAAAGAGCCATGCAAGTTTTTAAGACATGGGTATTTGGATGCTAGTGGTGATGTAACCATTGTTAATAAATGGTTTAAAGATGATCCGGATTTAAATATTGGCTTGGCCATTGTGCAATCTAATTTGGTTGTATTGGATTTTGATATACGCAATATTTCATCCAGGATTTTATGGGAACAATATCGCCGTATGTGTGTTACATCTAATACCCATACTGTTAAAACAGATAACGGTTTTCATTTCTATTACCTTGCAGATAAAACTAAGCAATTTAAAGGCAAGGTGATACCAGGTATAGATATTAAACACAAAGGTTATGTTGTGTTGCCACCATCTATACACCCAAATGGCACTGTTTATGAAGTAATAAACAATGTTGATCCGGTTGCATTACCGGCTGAATTAGAAAAGGTAATGACTTGGAATTAGTCAAATATGATAAAGAATCAGGTGCTTATGTTGATGAAAAGCGTAGGCATTTTGTAAAGGCTTCTCTAATCCGCAAACACGCCAAAAAAGCAATAGGCGCAAAACAGGTTAGAGGAAGGCTGTCAGCCAAAATGGTTGAAGCCTATTGGTTAGACAAGTTCAAGGAAGCGGTGAAATATGAACTATGAGATATACGGTTGGTTAATAACAATCTGCCTTTTTACATTGGTGGCATTGTTAATTGGTGTCACCTGGATGGTGGCAGTTGAAAATGGCTATGACAAAGGTTTTAAGAGTGGCTATAAACGCGGTACTGCCGATACAAAACATACAAATGTTAAGGTAGAAAAATTTACCGTAAGAACACATCCATCAATGCGCCAAAAGATGCTTGAAGCGGATAATGAATATTTAATGGAAAAGGTTGTAAGCCTTTGGGATAGAGAATCTAAATAATGAACATGAATGATTATGTTGATGTGGCTGAACGCATAGCCCAATTAAAGGAAGCCTATCCGGAAGCATCATTGCAACCGTACAACCCTAATAAGCCTTATGACATTGTGCAGGTTGAAGGTAAAACCTATGTGGTTTATACCGCCGCCTGTTACCGTGATCCACATGATGTGCGCCCTGGGGTAGCCGTTGCCTGGGAACAAATACCAGGTAAAGGCATGACCGCCGGTTCAGAGTTAATGATTTGTGAAACTTCTGCCTGGGGTAGAGCCATTGTTGCGGCTATGAAATCTGCTACAAAGCGCGTTGCATCTAAGCAAGAAGTAATGGCCGCTAAAGCACGCCAATCATGGGCTGTTACACCTACGCAATCATTAGATTCTGAATTGTTGTCTAGGCCATCTGAACCAATACCTGACAAATTGGTTTATGGAAGCCCTGGTAGTAAATCAGCGTTGATGGAAAGGATTATGCGCCATCAGTTTGTAGAGGAAAAGAAGGAAGAAATTACAAACCCATTGCCAATGTCTTTAGATCAAGTAGTTGATGCAGTTGCTACTACCGTACCGGCTGTTCAATTTTGTGAACATGGCGAGATGATTTTGAAAACTGGCATATCCAAAGGCCGTGGTACGCCTTACTACGGTTACACATGTCCAAAAGGTTGTGAAGCGAAATGGGCAACCATGAGTAAAGATGGGAAATGGTTTTACCCTGGGGGTAACAATGGGTGATATGGAAATGATTGATAAGTATGGGGTCAAAGCAACCTTTACAGACAATGGCGTTGAATTGGATATTGTGCCAATCAGTGAATGTTGTGAAGTTTGCAATGATCCCAGGATGCTCAACATAAACGGTGTGCGTAAGTGTGCCGGTTGTGGTTGCGTGAATCACATAGATTACAAACCCAATGAGTAAATTTGATTACCATAAGGCCATGCGTGAGGGGCATGGCTACAATCAATATGTTGCTGACTTATTACAACAATTTGGTGTACCAAAGGTAGATGTACCTGAATTTACCATTGCTACAACCCATGATGAGATCAGAGATAAAACTCTAAATGAAAAAGACATTGTGGTTGATGATCTAATACTAGAAGTTAAAAGTAGTAGTAGATCATTTCAAAATGTTGATGATTTCCCATTTAACCCAGTGATTGTAGATACCGTGCATGGCTTTGATAGCAAAATAATCAAGCCTTTTGCCTATGTAATGATTAGCCAAATTACGCAGGCAATCTTTGTTATCCCAGTATCAACTAAATATGATTGGACAGTACAAACATTTTATGATGCACAAAGGGATATTGAAGAACAGTTTTACCTGGTAAGAAAACGGCATTGCCGGCCATTCATAGAGATGGTGGACATATTATTAGAGAGAGCCAATGAGCGAACCAATCAGATGTAAATGTGGTAACTGGATCATGCCCGATCAATCCTGTTATGTGTGTTACTTGATTACAAGAACTCAAAAGAAGTTAAGTTAGTGTGAGGTAAATCACATCTCACATAGTGAGATTATGTTAGGAGTAAACTAATTTTAATTTTTAGTGGTGTGCTAGGCTCATGCCTTAGCATTTGGCCTAAAGCCAAAAATGCGAGCCGCTTTAGCGGATGGCTCGCAAGGTGCTGGCTATTTGGGGGAGTTCTATGTTTAGCAACATTTTGGAATTTAGAGAGTGCTAAATCTTTTGATAACTCAGTAATGAACCTAAAGTTATACGCGTACAATAAATTTAAAACTTGGGATCAATTTAGTTGTTACAACTATTTGATATTCAAAGAGAGTTCATGGAATTACAAAGCCCGGAATAACAGCCATTTTGGGTTAGGTCAGATGAAAAATAGGATAGTGTTGAAATTGACACCTAGGGAACAGATAGATTTACATTTAAAATATGTGGGTCATAGATATGGGTATGTAAATAATGAACCAAATGCTTGTTTAGCGGCTGAACATTTTGATAAGAAGGGTTGGCATTGATCCAAGATTGCCGGCATGTTTATCAAATGCTAGGCAGATTATTGTGTCAATACTGTGGTTTGCCTACCAATGAAGTAGATTGGGTTCAGCAAAATAGGCTAAAAGAGCAGTGGCACAGAGATAATCCTGATGCTCAATATGAAGGGTGGATGTCAATATGAAGGATACAGAAAAGATAACCATAGGTATCACATCACCTGGTTATGTAGTAACAGATTTTATGACAAGTATTTTAGATGTGGCTAGATCACAGAAGCAATTAGGGCAGTTTATTAGCCTACAAGGATCAGGTGTTATTAGTAGATTACGCAATCAAATTGTTTCAACCTTTTTACAGAAAACAACAGATGATTGGTTATTACAGATAGATACAGATCAGAGATTTACTGTTGATCATTTTAAGAAGTTAGTAGCCGCCGCAGACAAAGACAAGCGGCCTATTGTGTCCGGTGTAGTGCATGGTGGGTGGGATGTTGGTGAGTTATACCTAGAACCTGTGCCATGTATATTCAAGATGGGTTCAGATAATGGTTTATATGCTATCCATGACTATGAAGAAGATAGTGTGATTGAAGTAGATGCGGCAGGTACAGGCGCAATTATCATACATAGATCAGTGTTTGAAAGATTTGTTAAAGAGGCTGATCAACTACATCAGGGTGATAAGTGGTGCTTCTACCAGGATATGCCATTGCATAAAGAATGGGTTGGTGAAGATTTGTTGTGGAGTATCCGCGCTAAAAGTTTTGGGTATAAACTACATGCACATACAGGTGTACAGATGGAACACCAACGCAAGATGTGGATAGGTCAAAAGCAACACAAAGACTTTGAACGCTTCAGGCGCGCAAGATTACAGAGTGAGGAACAGATCAATGGCGATAGTAACTAAACAAGTCGCAGTAACTACAACAAGCCAATCAATCATCAGTGTGGATAATGTACAAAGGGATGTACTGTTGCACGCTAAACATGAAGTGTACATTGGCAATAGCGGTGTGACATCAAGCAATGGTTACCTAATGGACAATGGTGATGAAGTTAGGTTGTCATTAACAGAGGGTGAAGATTTGTGGGTTGTAAGTGGTTCAGGTACAGGCACGCTTCATGTGCTGGTAAGTAAGGTAGATTAAATAAAAATGGCCGTTTTTTCCTATTTTGAGCGTGTGCAGAATACGCCGCCGTTCGCGTTTTCTCTCTCCCCGGCGCATCCAAAATTGTTTAGAAAAAAACTAAATTTAAAATGAAAACTTTAAAAAGTAGAAAATATAATGCGGAATACAAGAAAATCAGAGAAATTGTTTTG